AGGTGGGGATAAGCTCGTTGTAGACCTTTGTGCGACCTTGATACTCTTTGCGGATTTTCTCTTCTTGGTCAAATGCTTTGGCTGGGTCAACGCCACCAGTGGCTTTAAGTGCTTCTAATTCAAGCACGATTTTTGAAGTCTCTGCTCCAAGTTTGCGGGTCTGAGCAATTGTTGAGTTGGTCTGGGCCTTTGTCAATCCAAGATCGGTAGCTTTTTTCTCAAGGTCTGCAATCACCAACTTTTCTGCGTACCTGGCATCAACTGCTGCTTTCTGTGCGTCTGCCTTTGCTTTAGCTGCGTCAGCGGTTGCCTTCTCTGCTGCATTAGTAGCAGTAGCTTGGGCGGTAACTGCGTCTGCAACGGCTTTGTCTGCTTTTGCAACTGCCTCTCGTTGCTCATCTGGGCCTTTGCCTGCTGCTCTTCCTTCTTGGCTGAGTGATATGGCGCTGCTGATAACGTCTTTACCACCAGGCATTTGCGAGATAGTAAAGCCAAAATAATCCTCGGTAGCCTTGGGGTTTTCCTTGGCCACATCGCGCCAGGTCTCCAAAAACTTAGCGCCTGCATCGTCTCCAGAATTGCGCTTGCCTTCAATCTGCTGGTCAAGCAATCCGATAGCAATCTCTGGCTTTCCTGCTTTGAATGCTGAAAATACTTGTCCAGATTGTTGCAGTGCTGCATTCTGACGCTCACCTGACAACATGCTGAAACTTTCGCGCACAGCTTTTGCTTGCGTCTCTGGCAGCATCATGGAAAGGTTGGCATAGTCGGCAGCGGTTGCATTTGGCCCACGCAGCTTTTCAAATCCTTGCTGGATTAGCTTTTGCTGTGCAGCTTGTTGCGTTTGCTGCTCTTGCTTTAAGCCAGCCTCTCGAATGCTCGCACCAGTCTGGAAAGCGCCTAAGAAGGCTTGTGTCGGGTCAGCGATTTGGACGCCGTAGTCAATAGGTGCTGGCATTAGAATTTCCCTCCTAGTCCGCCAAAGAAACCAAGGCCACTAGAGATTGCTTGCGGGATTGCTGAATATGCTTTTCCTTGTGCAATTTCACCTCCAGCTTGTGCTGCACCCTGTTGTCCCAAAAGATTGGAGACGTTTACTCCTGTTTGCATTCCAGCATTACCAACACCAACTGCGGATTGTTGGCCGAGCGATGTCATGCCACCCAAACGACCATATTGCTGCTCAATGAGGCTGGACAAGAGTTGTGGACGAAACTGAGCCAATGCGCCTTGGATATTTCCGCCACGCAATCCACCAGTTGCCGATGCTTGTTGCAGAAGTGCGTTTTCACCTTGTTGTGATAGTGCTTGGAATGTTTCACCACCACGGATTCGCTCGATAGCCGCACGCTCTGCTTCTGGCCCTTGTAGTCCTAAAAATGCTTGTTGCTGTTCTAGTGCAGGTGCTCCCGCAGCGACATAAGGCGCTAGAAGTTTCTGAACTGCATCAAATTGCCTGCGTTGCTCTTCAATCCCTGCTTGGGCTGCTCCTGCTTGCGTAGAAGCTGCACTTGATGCTGCGTCAGCCTGTGCTTTTCCAGAAAGTAGAGTTGCACCTCCGATTGCAATTCCAGCAATTGCTGCTCCTGATAGTCCGAATGTCATTTTGATTGCTCCAAGTGCTCAGGCTGCACAGCAGCAAGGGCTGGCGATGGAATGGTGAACAAGTCCCACAGCGCCTGAGGTTGCTGTTCGTTGGTTGGGTTGGCGTGAAATGTTGTCACTTCAACGTCAGTCAATGCAATCCCAGCACGCTTTGTACCGATCTTTGATACGCTCATGTCGCCTGGTCCAACGGTGCGTGGGCCAGTGTCTGTGCTGACTATCAAACTGCCTTTGCGCACCAAGAAGAACGATTCTTCTCTGTGAACTGCTCCGGTCAAAACAGTGCCAGCGGGAATGTGCATTGTGCGAGCGTAGAGACCAGAGCAGAAAGCGTGATTAACCGGCATTTCCACCTGGGGCAGCTTCAGCAGCTCGGCCTCCAAGCGATAAACCGGCAGATGCTCTGCTGGTACATCCCGAACAACGACATTATTCATCAGACACTCCAATAAAGGAAAGGCCGCTGGATGCCATAACTCAGCGGATTGATTTTCGCACATTTCAGCATTTCGTCAATCCATCTCGGATTCGCGCTCTTCCCAGGCTTGACAGACGCGCATATCGTTACAGATGAAGTTCAGCTTTTCGCAGTGCCCACGAAAGCCTGCGCCTTTGTCATAGGTTGCCAGTGGGATGCGCTCAATCCTGACTTGGGTCATGAAGCTGTTGTCGTAATACTCGCAGTTTGAGCAATGCTTGCGCCGTGCGTCCTTCTCATCGCACTGCATAGCCTCGGCCAGTCCCACATAGAACTCTTTATTTGCGCCTGGTTCGTTCGTTGGCACTTCAGGGCCGTAGTTCCAGTCCTGAACCGCAATGGCGTAGTTCTTTTTGTTCTCTGCAGTGGTGATAAATTCCTCTTCCATCGGAAGGCCTGCAAAGCCCTTGGGGATAACCATAAAATTTTTCATGCTGTGCTCCTTAAACAATGCTGGTAATAATTCCTTCGACCACGGTGACGGTCTTTAAATCGGTTGTCGTGAATGACCCAGATGCACCGATGTTTTTAAATGCCATTGTGCCAAGGCCGCTAACTGCAATAGTGATTGCTCCTGCCGAGTTAGTGATGGTAATGTTTGCGCCCTGCGTCAGCGTGGCCTTGGTCAAGGTGTTGCCTGTGGTATTCCCAATCAGCAGTTGGCCATCGGTGTATGTAGTTTGACCCGTGCCGCCCCTGAGAACGGAAAGCTGTCCTGCCCATGCAAGGGTGAGCGATACCGCTGCCAGCAGAGCATTGGCTGGATCGCCGCCCAGCGTAAGCGTTACGTTAGTGTCGTCTGTCTTGGTGAGGGCTTCCGCTGGAATATCGGATTGAACAAGCGCTCGAAAGACTGGTGGTGCTGCGCCGCCGCTTTCTGGGCCTGCGTAGACCTGGCCAGCAGTAACATTCTGATTAGCGATTTCGTTTAAGGTAGCAAATAACAACTCGAACTGTCTGATTTGCTGCTGGTCGCCAAGAAACACCGCAAGCTGGTCACGGGTTAAATTTAACTTGCGGGATTGAGTAGCCATTAGTACGCCAATGGCTCAATCTGAGCTTCAAGTCTGATGAATGAGATGTGGGCATCGCTATCCCCACGGAATCGCTGAATGCGCCAGTTGCGCATATGCCCTTGCTGGAACCACGCCAAGCGTTTGTTGGACCCTATCGTTCCCACGCTGATGCTGCGGTCTTGGCTGTAGGCCTTGCCGTCCACGCTGTAGCTGGTGCTGATTTGTGGGTTCTTTCCTAGAGCCACGCTGCCGGTAAGACTAACCAACTCAAGTTCGTTAAAGATTGCGCCGTTGCTTTCGTTGTAGACAATGAGCGTGCCAAATTCCCAGCGCACTTGCTCGCCCCAGTGGTGGCCGGTGTCTTGCACTAAATAGCCGATATTGCTTGATTGAGGGTCGCCCACGAGCCATTTGTCATACGCCCAAACGATGTTTCGTGCGCGGTACTGGGCAAAGCCTGACAAAGTGGTGGTCAGGGTGAACCAAACTTGCTCACCCAATGCCTCTGATGCAGATGCGTCATAGACCACGGTGCGGTCTGGTAGGTGGACGTATAAGTGCTGGTGGTTTTTGTCGTTTCTGGCCTCGAGCTTGACTAGGGCAAGTTGCGCCTCGGTGTAGGTCAACAATAGATTGTCAATTTCCTGCGTACTAATTTTCTGAGTCGTTGCGGCTGCGCCAACGTAAATTCCTGGGGCTTCATTGCGGCCACCGCCCAAAAACGCAATGCGCTCAATAAAGACGCAGCATCCTTGCGTGCCAATAACGCCCTTTTGGATTTGCGCTCCATCTATCCTGGCAAATGGAAACAGATCACCGCCCACGTTGTCAAACACCTCAATGGTGTTTCGGTTCAGCGCATAGATTTCGTTTCGCAGCTTTAGCAAAGCAACCACAGGGTCTGGGTCAACCTCTGAACTTCCGTACTTCAGCGGGTTTACAACAAATGGATCGGACAACTCGGTCACAATCAGGAACTCGCCATCGGTGGTCATAAAGTAACCATCCACCCAAACCACATCAAGAACGATGCCCAAGTCTGGGTCAGTCACTTGAGTTAGCGTTGTGCCGTTCCAATAATACAAGCGCCCACCCGATGCAATGGCCAGCAGGTCAAAACTGTAATCAAACGTCACCAGTTCATTGATTGGGCCACCTACATCGCCAAGAATAGTCACTGCGCCTGCGCTGTCAATCTCTACCAACTCAGTTCCCATGACCCGATATAAACTGTCCTCCCAGTTAATACCGCCGCGGTCAATCCCTGGGCCTGTTCCGTTGGCCACAATGCCATCACCTGGGCGCAGGAATCCATTGCTGATGCCAGATTGCTTTGGCACAGGCACCATGTTTACTGGATAGCTTGTGCGCAACTCTGGCGTGTTGTCAGCGTAGATGCCGTTTAGGATTGGTATTTGCATGGCTTACCACTTGACCTTGTTGGCCCAATATGCTGCGCTCATCTTGCCCTTGGCAATGTTCTCAGCATGTCTGGCCTTGAATGATTCTCGACGAGCCTTGGATGCCTTTGACTCGCCTTCCTTCTTTGGAGACCCAGACACGCCCTGTTGACCGAAGCGAATCGTCTTCACTTGATCGCCAGCCTTGGCCACGACAACATGGCTTTTGGTCGGATGCGATGGCG